AAGCAAGTTCATGAAGATGGTCGAAGCCAAAAAAGAAGAAGCTGCTGATAAGAAAAAGAAAATGGCCAAGAAAGAAAAGATGGCAGAAGGATCTAAGCCAGACTTCCTAGACATTGACAAAGACGGCGACAAGAAAGAGCCAATGAAAAAAGCAGCTGGCGAGAAAGGCGATGACAAGCCAGCTGGCAAGAAAGGCATGAGCGACAAGCAAGCCAAATACTTTGGTAAGAAAACTGAAAGCGCAATGATGCCAAAGGGCAAGAAGAAAACTGTTAAAGAAAGCGTAGAAACAAAAATGTCATTTAAAGAAATGGTACAGCTGGTACAAGAAAGCGGTGGCCAACAACAGATCGATCCTGTAGACAAAGCTCTGTTTACCTGGGCCGAGCGTGTGGCCAAGAACAAACTAGGCGAAGGCATGAAAGCTGACTTATACGCAGGTTTGGTATACGAACGCAATGGTGGTGAGTTCGAAATGTACGATGTACTAAGCGAAGCACAAAAGTAATTTAACCAAAAAGTGTTAAAAGGCCAGTCATAGGTTGACTGGCTTTTTTTATGACTATATAATAGTCATATAGGAGAGAACAAATGTCAAAAATGTATGGACCGGAAGAAAAAGCCAAACTTGAAAGATTGATCAACGAGGGATCCAATGTGCTTCGTGAAGTAGAAGATCTCAACGAGGGTCTTAAAGAAACTGTTAAAGCTGTGGCAGAAGAATTACAAATCAAACCCAGTTGGATCAACAAAGCCATACGCATCGCACACAAAGATAATTGGAAAGACCATGAAGCAGAGTGGAGTGAGATTGAAATGATCCTCGGTGTTACTAAAAAACTTCCTGAATGAATGAACTATTAAAACCAACCTTTGATTGGATCCGAGATGATTATCGAACTCATCCTTTACGTTTTTTCATTGAGTTGCTTGCTTGGGCTGTTAGTATTGGTTGTTCAATCACCATGGCAGTCACGGTTCCCAATCCTCCTCTTCTCGTATTATATCCTGTCTGGATTGCTGGCTGTGCTATGTATGCATGGGCTGCTTACACTCGTAAAAGTTTTGGTATGCTGGCTAACTATATCTTGCTAACTGCGATCGATACCCTTGGTCTTATTAGGATGTTAGTTACATGATAGATATCATGTTCATGAGTATTCTGTATTCAAATAACTTATCTCAGCATCGAGATAAGAATGAATACTTTTATAAAAAAGTTTTAGAAATTAAAGAGCAGCATAAAAATGCTCCACAGAAATCTGGGTGGATCTGCGATACATTTAACACTGACGGATTATACGATCTATATCAAGATCCTGTTTTTCAGCCTATACTTCGAGACATTAAATTCGAAGTATTAAAATTTTCTAAAGAGTTTGGGCAGGGTAACCATGATATTAGTTATAACGGCGGTTGGATAAATCTTGCCTCCCCTGGTGCATACCAAGAGTATCATGTACATGGTAACAGTCATTTCAGCATAGTGTATTACATCGATGTTCCAGATAACAGCGGAGATATTGTATTCCTAAGTCCAGAAGCCACGGTGGCCGACATGTATCCGTTGCCTAAAGAAGAAAAAGTAACCTATGCAGGGATGAAAACTTTTAAATTTAAACCTGCGGCCAATGATTTGTTGATATTTAGATCTAATGTCATGCATATGGTAAATCAAAATAAAAGTGATCGTGATAGAGTCAGTATCTCGATTAATTTTACTTTTTAAACATAAGTAATTGTGAACAAGGTTGGATCAGCCATAAATGATCGAATTGGTATTTGCAAGCCTAAAATTGCATAGGAGAACAAATGAGTTTCGTGGACGCATACTACGATCGCGACGATGACATGATACGTGTTGTCGAGCGTGACGACAAAGGGCAGAGGCATTTCAAAGAATATGCTGCCAGACACATATTCTATTACAACGACCCCAAAGGCAAGTTCGAATCCATCAAGGGCGAACCCCTTAGTCGTGTAAGTTCAAAGAATGTCAAAGAACATCGCAAAGAACTTGCCATACATTCAAACAAGAAACTTCACGAGTCAGACATCAATCCCATATATAGATGTCTAGAAGATCATTATCTCAACCAAGATGCACCTAAGCTAAACGTAGCATTCTTCGACATTGAGGTAGACTTCGATCCAGAACGTGGCTACGCAAGCCCTGATGATCCATTCATGCCCATCACTGCAATCGCTGTGTATCTACAATGGATGCAGACCATGGTGTGTTTGGCGATTCCTCCTAAGACACTGAGTATGGAAGAAGCCAAACGTCAGGTTGAAGAATTTCCTAACACTATGCTTTTTGATAACGAAGCAGACATGTTGAATACTTTCTTGGATCTAATACAAGAGTCAGATGTGCTAAGTGGTTGGAATTCAGAAGGCTTTGATATTCCATACACAGTTAATCGTGTTACTAAAGTTCTCAGCAAAGAAGACACTAGACGGTTTTGTCTATGGAATTGTTTTCCCAAGAAACGCGAGTATGAAAAGTTTGGTAAAACTGCTACCACTTATGATTTCATAGGTCGAGTTCATATCGATAGTCTAGAATTATATCGCAAATACACATACGAAGAACGTCACACATATCGATTAGATGCTATTGCTGAATACGAATTAGGTGAGCGTAAAACACAGTATGAAGGCACGTTAGATCAATTGTACAACAATGACTTCAAAACATTCATTGAATACAATATCAATGACTGCATGCTTCTTGAGAAACTTGATAGAAAATTAAAATTTATCGACTTAGCTAATACAATTGCACACGAAAACACAGTGCTGTTAGCAACCACTATGGGAGCTGTAGCAGTAACCGAACAAGCTATCATCAACGAAGCACATCGCAGAGGCATGATAGTTCCTAATCGAATCAATCGCGACGGATTAGACACACAGGCTGCTGGGGCTTACGTTGCATATCCAAAGAAAGGTATACATGAATGGATTGGCTCTCTTGACATTAATAGTCTCTATCCTAGTGCTATTCGGGCTTTAAATATGGGTCCTGAAACCATTGTCGGTCAGTTACGACAGGATGGAACTAAAGACTACATTGCTGCAGAAATGGCTAAAGGAAAATCATTTGCGTCAGCTTGGGAAGGCATATTCGGTAGTCTTGAATATGCTGCGGTGATGGATCGAGAAGTAGGCCGAGAGGTCATTATTGATTGGGAAGGAGGAGGCTCTGATACCTTGAGTGCGGCGCAGGCTTATGATCTTATATTCGACAGCAATCAACCCTGGGTGATTAGTGCCAACGGTACCATATTCACTTATGAAACCGAAGGAGTAATATCCGGACTGCTGGCTCGTTGGTATAAAGAACGTAAAGAAATGCAGGCCAAGCTCAAAGAATGTATCCAGGCAGGCAACAAGATTGAAGAAGAATACTGGGACAAGCGACAGTTGGTCAAGAAGATTCTGTTAAACAGTCTCTATGGTGCTATTTTAAATCCGGGTTGCCGTTTCTTTGATAACAGGATCGGTCAGAGTACCACACTAACAGGACGACAAATTGCCAAACATATGGCATCAAAAGTCAATGAAATTATCACCGGAGAGTATGATCACGTAGGTAAAGCGGTCATATACGGTGACACAGACTCTTGTTATTTTTCAGCGTATGCTACTCTGAAAAAAGACATTGAGAAAGGTCTGATTCCTTGGAATAGAGAATCAGTAGTTGAACTTTACGATACCATAGGAGAAACTGTGAATGGCACATTTGTTAAATTCATGCAGGAAGCATTTCATGTCCCTAGAACCAGAGCTGAGGTCATCAAGGCAGGTCGCGAAATTGTTGCAAGCAAAGGACTGTTCATTACCAAAAAGCGATATGCAGTGCTCTACTACGACAAAGAAGGCAAACGAGCAGACACCGAAGGTAAACCAGGCAAGATCAAAGCCATGGGGCTTGACCTCAAGCGTTCAGATACCCCGGTTGTTATACAAGACTTCTTGAGTGAGGTACTAACTAAAACACTAACCGGCGTGACCAAAGAAGAAATACTGCAATACATCACTGATTTCCGCACAGAATTTAAAACTCGACCGGGTTGGGAAAAGGGTTCGCCTAAACGAGCCAACAATATCACAGAATATGCTGCCAAAGAAAAGAAAGCAGGCAAGACTAACATGCCCGGACACGTCAGAGCTTCATTGAATTGGAACACTCTCAAGCGTATGATGGATGACAAGTACTCCATGCAGATTGTAGATGGCATGAAAGTGATTGTATGCAAGATCAAAGACAATCCTATGGGGCACACTTCCGTGGCCTATCCGGTAGATGAACTAAGATTGCCGCAGTGGTTCAAAGATCTGCCTTTCAATGATGCAGAAATGGAAACTACTGTGATAGATGAGAAGTTAGGAAATCTTATTGGTGTTTTGGAATGGGACATCAGTTCAACTCGCAGTGACAATACATTCGCAAAACTTTTTGACTTTGAGTAAATTGCGGTTGCTTTTTACTCTAGATCTAAATATAATCTTAATATACAGGAGAATTCTTAATGAAAGATATACTACAAGACATCGTTA